CCCCTTTTCGAACCCAGCTATTTCTAAGATGTACACAGTTGCCAACACAGCTTTTGCAAAGCACATTTCGTGAGCAGTGCCTACCATAATGTCCTTGTTGTACTTTAGCACATCCTTATAGTAAGCCTCATGTGTTAGCACGGAGGGTTGAAACTCCCCTAAGTGGCGAGCAACGGTTGCTTTCCACTTTGGGTGTGAATCCAGGAACCCGATGAACTCAGGTCTCCTCCCTGTCACCACATGGCGCTTTGACATTCTATTTGGTGCATAAGCAATTGCCTTGAAATTCTCACCACAATACTTTGGCATTTGGAGACTTTGCCAGTTAACCAATTCACTGATAGTCTTGGCAAAAGGGAATTTGTCGGCGCCATTGGCTTCAATTAGCCCACACAAATCCACTTGCTCTTCTGAGAATTTCCAAGGCACTAGTGGTTCGACTGACTTGTCACTCAGAAAATTCATGATTTCCTCGGTGATAGGTGTGAAGTAGTTTTCGCCTTTGCCTCCTAAGTTGTGAAATCCAACAATTTTCAAATCTGAGACTGCTACAATGGTGCTACCACAATCCCCTGGAGCTGTTGTGACGCGGTGTTTCCAAAGTCCATCATGTCGGTCGCCATATGGTGTAATTGGTGTCTCCGCTGATTGCTTCCCTACCCATCCTGTTTTGTCAAAATGCATAGTCACTAGAATTGCACGTTCTCCTTCTATGGTATCCGGAAGCATTTGAGCTTTCGCCTTGCTTGAAATGTTGGTGGTAAGGTGAGTGCAACCAAGTCTAGCATTGTGAATTTCGTGACATGCTTGTCTGTGAGCTTACCAAGATTATATGTGCCAAATTGTGTTAACATTCGTGCTTCCTTTTCCTCTCTATCACGCATGCCACGCGTAAAGTGGAATGGAGCCAGCAGAATGTTTCCAACAATTAGCCCATTTAGCTGTTGATTATCTTCCACGAGAATCACTTGGTTTTGGTGGATGTGGTTCAAGGACCTTGCTCCTTCGTATAGCGACTTATTCTCATATGACACTTCCCTCTCTACTGATGGCTTTGACTGTCGCCACTCTCCTCTGTGTGCAGCATAGCCTACTGGGAGGCTGCGCTTGTTGACTTGGTTTGGTTTGTGTGGCGCCATTGGAACTTCGCGGACCCTATCGCCTTTGCGGAAGTACGCCATGATCTGCTTGGGCTGCTTTTCATCCCAGAAGTCCTCATCATTCCATCTATTGTCAACCATCTCAGAAAATGCTTTCTGTAGATCCATTGACTTTGCATCTTGGTGCACCGAGAAGTTTGCAGTGATATCCTTGAATTCCACCGT